AGCAACATTTTGAGCTCCCGAAATAACATAAGGAGCGGCTTGTTGAACAGCTCCACCTACAACACCACCAACAGCCGTTCCCGTTGCAACATCTTTTAGAGTTTGCGGAATGTTAGTTAAATCTTCAGTTTCACCTAAAGCACTTGTGCCACCTAAAACAGCACCGCCTTTAACAGCGGCTCCAAATCCTTGTTCTGCTAATCCAGTCGCTTTTAATGTTTTTCCAGCAATCCCAACATCGGAAAATATTTGACCAGCAAAAGATGTTAAAGGTTGATCTTGTCTTGCTTTTTCTAATTTAGATCTTTCAGAAGTTCTTGCTTCTCTATATAAATCACCAATATCTATGTTTTGAGTAGCTTGACCACCAAATAATTTTGCAACACCAGCGGAAATTCCTGCTTTAATTTCATCGCCAAAACCCAAGGGGTTAGTTGCGGTTGTGAAAGCAGCTTCTCCTATTGACATTTTGGGTTCGCTAGATTGGCTTTCATCATCTAATTGAAAGCCAGCAGGTAGTCCAAAATTTCCTTGCTGATTTCCTTGCTGATTTGCTTGTTGATTTGCTTGTGGCAATTCGTCTAAAACAAATCCTTGTGGAATTACTGGTTTTGCCATTGTCCTCCTTTAAAAACTGCTTTTTGTCCTGTTTGTGGGTTTGTAGCTGTTTGACCTTCTTTGATTATCTTTCCATCAATAATGGAATATTTGCCTTTAGAGGCAATTGTTATATTTAATGGTTTATAACCTAATTCAGAAGACAATGAGTTTAGTGTTTGTATTTTAGTCTCAATAAACGATCTAAGAACAGACTCTTTTTCTTCTGGTGACATTCCAGTATCTCCAAGGGTAGATTTTAGAGACTCACCTTCTTTTTGTGTAAATTGTGCGCCAAAAGTATCTCTTAGTAAAGGAAGAATTTCGTTATCTACAACAGCAATATATTCTCTTCTTGAAATTGCGCCTTGCGGGAGCGGTATTCCTAATTCTCTGAAAGCTGTATTTCTAGCCACACCTAAACCAGTGTAGGTTGCAGTCTCGCCTAGTTTACTTAATTTATTTATGGTGTTAATTAACTGAGGCATTTTAGAAGAAGCTGATTGTAATAATGCTGTTTTTTCACCCTTTGCTTTCCCCAACTCTTCTTGCTGTTTTTTAAAGCCGCTTACAGTTAAGCCTTGTTCAGAAGCAAATTGCCTTTCTTGTTCAGCGCTTAATAACTCGCCACGAGATTTCATTATATCTAATTCACCTTTTTGTAAATCTTGTCTACCTTTTTGAATGTCAACACCAATTTTACCTTGTTGTAAACCTTCAGTTTTAATTTGCGCTGCTTGGTATTGTTCTTTTAAATCTTGTTCTCTGCCTTTTAAGCGAGAAGAAAGTCGTTTAAATTCTAATATTGATTCAGGTGATTTTTCAGAAGGTAATGGCAATTCTTTTCTAGTTGCTTCAAAATATTCATTGTGCATTTGTTCCCATTTTTTTTGAGAAAAAGCATATTGAGGCATTGAAGCATAAGAATCTAAAATTCTTGCTCCTTGAATATCAGAATATTCTTGTTGTTTTCTTATGCCATCAGCACGAGTTGGATTATAAGCTGCAAGTTGGCGTAAAGCGTTAGCATCACCCATTGAAGCAGTTTTAGATAAAATATTTTCCGCTTCGGCTTGAGCTAATTTATATTTATTAATATCTATATCTTGTTGAGCAGCAAGCATTTGTAGTTGATTAGCTTTTGCTTGCTGACCAAATTGGTATCCTTTTAAAATGTTACCTATATAATCTGGAGCTTGTTGTTGAATTAAATCGCCCATTAATATCCCATTGAAGATTGTCCAGCATTCATAAATGCCCTAGAGTTATATTGTCCGCCACCTGTTGAGGTAAAACCAGAAGGTGATTTTGTTTGTGAACCCATACCTTGCATTCCCATCCCTAACATAGTGCCGCCAATTTGACCCATTCCACCGCCAATAATATTTCCCATTTGGGCATCGCGATTAGCCATTGCCATACCTTGACCTAAAATACCTTGTTGCATAGAATTGGCAATATTTGATCCAACTTGCATGTCATAATTACCCATTGAGATTGCTGCGTTTTGTCCGATTCCAGCTAATCCTTGAGCGTAACCAACTTGGTTGCCAAATTCTTGTGAGGCTGTGCCTTGTGCGTAGTCGCTTAAAGCTTTCATCGCAGCACCAGATTTAAGACCACCTTGAGAGGCTAGAAGATTCTGAATACCAGTTTGACCTTGAGACATGCGAAATTGATAGCCTGGAGTCGCTTCTAAGCGCGACATAACATCTTGAGGGTTGCCAGTAACTAATTGTTGAAGCATATTTAAACCGCTTCTTCCAGCTTCTTCGTAGGGTCTTTGATAGCCAATAGCGTTGTTGCTTCTTGCGCGCATTTCTTGAATGTACGCGTCCATTGCGTTTGCTTGGGCTTTTGATGCTTTTTTTGCTGATTTATTGGCAAAATATCCTTGGGTAACCATTCCGCCACCAACTAATGCTGTTCCACCTATTGCTACTGCTGCAAATGTCATTATTTGTCTCCTAATAAATTTTGTTTATTAATCCAAGATAAATCGCTTTCATGCACTATCTCTTTTTCTAAATCTTCGACAAGGGTATTTTCGCTTTGATGAATAGTAGCCCAAATTGTGTCCTCATGAACATAAATTAAGCGTTTCGTGCCTGCTTTTGAAATCCAAGTTGCTGGAGCTTTAATACGGCTAATTCCGTCTGGAGTCATAACTGATACATCGCCTTTAGATAAAATGCTAACATGATCAAAATTATGAACTTTTCCCGTCAAGAGCATATCTTTAGGAAGAGTAATTTGTCTAGTATATGTTTTGTTGCAAATAAAATGCTCTAAAGGAAGTTCTTTTGCAGTTTGCTCTGAACCTTCAAAATAATTTTTTAAAAAATATTCTGCCAACTCTATTTTTTCCATATTAGAAAGAGTAGATAAGTCTTTATTATATTTTTCAGCTATAACAGGCAGATTAAAACAATCCATTATTCTTGAGTTTTTAATTTTTTATGCACTATTTACTCAAATATTGTTTAATTATTGATTAATTATTTTTTAGTGTCAAGAATTATTTTTTCTTTCCACCTTTTTTTGTTCCACATTTTTTCATATGTTTACCAATTGTTTAAATTAAAATTAACAGTCCCATTTTTTCAATGCCAAACCTTTTCTTGTTGGTTTGCCATCTTTACTAGTTGGTCCTTTAACGCCAGACATTCTAGCGCAAAATGATTTTCTTCTAGCGGCAGCCTTAGGACTTTTTTCGGCGCTCTCTTTACTTACAGGAGCTTTTAAATTGCTTCCAGTTGCGTTATTATATTTAGCTCTACCTTTCGCAGTAAGACCTCCGCTTTTTGATTTCTCACCGCGTCCAACGCTTAAATTAACTGATTTTTTTTTCATTTTTTTGCAGTTTTTTTAGATTGTTTAAAATTCTTAGCAGTAGGTGCGCCTTTGCTTCCTACCTTACGCATTTTTTCGCCAGAACCAGCTTTTATTCTTGCTTTTTTTGCGTAAATATTTGCATATAAACCTTTGGACATATTTAATTATAATTAGGTGTTGGAACATTAATAAAATTATCTTTTGTTTCTGGTCTAGAGTCAGCAATTTTTTGAGCTGGAGGATAAACAATTGCAGTATCCTGAGGTTGTCTTCTCCTCCAAACTTTTTTCCAAACTAATTTTCCGTCCCATTCATATTGACATTCTGAACGCCATTTTTTAAAGCCAGTTCTGTCACATATTACTAAATAATCCATATTAATTAACTTGTATTAATAATTCGGCACCAGATGAATAGGAATTAATTTTAACACGCATAGCCATTGGCATAGTTGTATAATTACTATTTTTAGAAGTTGTTGCATTTACAACATTACTATCATCTGAGTTTAACCAATTAAATGTTCTATCATCTTTTGATTGAACATTATCATTTGTTTGTTGAACTGTGTAATTTATAGTTCCCGTTTTTATAAATGTCAAGCCAGTAATTCGTTCATTTCTATCAGAAAATGTCCTTTTTATAGGAATTATTTGAGAAATAGCTTCATCAACTGGACCAGCTTCAACATTTGTTGCAACCGCTCCACTTGCTGAAATTGTTTGGATAGAATAAAAATAGTTAGTAGTTTCTATAGTATTTGCATTTGGTCCAGCTATAGTTTCACTAATTGCAATAGTTTTATTTTTGTCTTCATAACCAGATATAACAAAATTAACACTAGATATGTTGCCACTAGAAGTAAAACCAATTTTTTTAGCAAAACCATCAGGACTTACCCATTCACTATTTGTAACTCCAATTCCATTTAAATTAAAATTACCCGCAGATCCTAATGTTTGATTTTCAAAAACACCATTAGGATCAACATCAGCTAAATCCATTTTAACTTCAATTCTACGCATGTTTGCTCCTATCTTTCTTTTGATACAAAAATATAATCAATAGACATAGTTTTAGCTACAGCTTCGCCATTTTGAATAGCAAAAGAAACAGTTAGTTCCTCGTCGTCAGGAAGATTGGTTATTGCCAATTTGCCTAAAACAGTTGGATTTAAACTATTAATTGAAGCAGCATAAACTACCTCATCAACGCCATTGTAATAGAAGCCTACAGTAATGTAAGTGGCAGCTACAACAGTAGCAATCGCGGTTGCAGTTGAAGCAGTTGAATCTTTAATAACAACAAAATCTAAATTAGCATCGCCGTCGTCTTTTCTAAAATAAACGCCGTCAGTTACAGCCAAAGGAGTTGCATCAGTGATTTGAAGACCAATTACAAAATCTGATTCAGTTGCATCGGAAACAGCAAAGCGTGCTTTGAAAAACAATTTCTTGCCAGCTTCAAATTTAAATGATTCACCAACTTTTTGTAAAGCATTTAAATCATTGTCTGCTGCTGAGTTAGTAAGCAAAAGAACGCCACCATCAACATTAGCTAAAGCTTGTGTTGCTCCAGCTTGGGTTTCTGTAACCGTCCAGTTACCAGCTGTGTAAGTATCAAAATCATCAAAATATGTGTGAGATTGAGTAAAATCAGGTTGAGTCAATTGACCCAAGATGTTTTGTGCGGTAATATTATTAACGCCATTAGGAAAATTTGTAGCCATAAATTTTTATAAATAATGTTGTAGGAAGAATTTCACTCCCTTTTACCCAAAATATAGGACAACTGTTAAAATTAAACGCCTTGTGAAGCAAAATAGCCACGAGGATCAGTAACGCCTACTGCATAGGAAGTCATAATTTTATATTTATGATCTCCTGATTCAAAAGCGCCATCGTTGCTAAATTCACCTTGAATTGCAGTGATCATTTTAGCACCTTCTGGAGCATCTGTTTTAATAAAATAAGCGTCGTCGGAAGTCAAATGCGGATTAACTAAAATTCCACCTGAAAACAAACCCATATATTTTAAAGCATTAATATCGTTATTAGCTTGTCCAACACGAAGTTGAGATTCTAAAATACGAGTAGCTTCAAACATTAAAGCTGATGGAACTTGTAATAAAGTTGGTTTAATTTTAGCTTTGATTCCTCTGTCGTTATTGGTTTCTCTAATTTGAATACACAATTCTTCCAAAGATTCCTCTGATAAGTCAGAAGGAGTAGCTAGAGTGTTAGAAAAGTTGCCTGCACGACTTGGATGGTCAGTTGCAAAAAACTTTTTACCATCACCAAAAGTGAACCCTGAATCAAAGCCGTTATTGAATAAATCAGCAACATCGACTTCTTTAGTTTCACGAAGTGAGGATGCTAAATATTCGTTACCTTTAGATACAACATTAAGATATTTATTAAATTTACGAGCTTCCCAAGAAACTTGATAACCTAATGCACGAGTTCTTTGTTGGTATCTTGATACATAGCCTTGCGACATTGAATCATAATCAACACCAGCACCTTCGTTTTTAGTTTTTAAAAGACCAAAAGGCGAAATTAGCACATCTTCATCAAATTGTTCATCTGTTGACTCCATTTTGACAAGTTTTGATGCTAAAAGATCATCTTCGGTGTATGCTCCCCAATAAGTTTTTACTCCTGGTTTTAGAGCTTTTGGAATTGTTCCTGTTACTATAATAGACATAATTTATATTTTTTATTATTAATATTAGATACCACTAGTTACGTTTGCTTCTGTGTGGTTATTGATTTTAACACGCCATTTAGCGTGTTGACCAATAGCATTATCAGGAGCATCAACTAATCTTAAAATTTTAAGTTGGAAAGTTGAAGTAGTTGCTGGAGTAGAAGTATCTAACTCTGCACCAGATAAGCCAGTGACAGTTGAGCCTGATTCAGCAAATACTAGGTTAGCGTTTAACCCAACAGCAGTTACTGCCAAAGCAGTGCCAGCAGTTTCTTCTTGAATTTCAAATTCTTGAAGTGGGCTGTCGGCAACAATAGCTACTGCTTCGGTTGAAGCTGGATTGTAAACTGAGTTTAAGTTAAGTGGATTAGCCAAGAAGCCAATAATAACGCCAGTGATTTTATTAGCATCACCATCCGTTGCTTTATTAATTTCAGGTAAAGAACCTGCGGCAAATTGTCTTCCACTAGTCAAAACATTTGCTGTGTTAGATGTTCCAGTTTTTACAATTGGATCACCAATAAATAATGCAGTTGCATAAGTAGCTGGAATGTAGTAATAATTTTTAGGAATCTCTACAAAAGGAGAGTTCTTAACGGGAACTAATCCGTATGGAGTATTTGAATTTGTCATAATTATTTAATTATTTAATTAATTTTTTTTGATCCTGCGCAACATAAGTCATTGAACCCAAACCAAGATCTTTTCCTGTAAGGTTATCAATGCTTTCTTGTTGACGATTATTTATTTTAATTTGATTATCTCTTTGTATTTTTTCGTTCATTTCCTCAGAAATTTCCATGGCATAACGCATAAATGTTTCGCCCATTTTATTTTGACCGCCTCTGATTGGAGCAATTTCTAATCCATTTTCATTGGTAGCAGGTTTATATCCTAAATCAATTAAATCTTGTAATCGATTAGGAATATTACCAGAAACCCAACGCCTTATAAAACCTGCTTTTTTTGGCAAATCTGATAAAGCACCGTGTCTTTTTAGATGTGAGCGGGGGTTTCTAATAAATTCTCTTCCATCGGGTAATTTAACAATTTCAATATCACGATTAGTAGGTCTAATTTCTCTATCATTATAATTAGATACTCTTTCCTGAACATGTTCTTTTGAACTTTCTCTGTTTGAATCAATATTTTTGTTTGTCATAAATTTTCTCAATTATTAATTATTAAAATAGTCATTAATGGCGCTTTGTTGCATATCTTTAATTTGAGCAGAAGTAAAATTGTGCTTCTTTGCAAAATATTGACATGTTTGACGCACATCTAAAGGCAAATCATTATAAGTATATTGTTTTTTACCTACATTAATACCTCTTTGACCGCTTTCTACACTTGGAGCTTTAGTTATATTTAATTTATCGCTAAAACGTTTCTCCACTTCTTCAGTGACCATTTCTAACCTTTCTTGAAGAGGTATTCTTTCGGATAATTCTCCAAAATATGTAGCAGCCATCACTTGCATCACTTTGTCTTGATGAAACCAAGTATTGTCGGCAGTCCAATTATCAAAAAGCGCTTTATCATTGCGATTAATCTGACTTTTCGGTTGCTCAACCTCAGGCTCATCAAAAACAACTTTTGACTTAGCTAAGTCATCGCGTTGTTGACGAATAGCTCTAACCTTAGCAACGTCACCTTCAAGAATAGCATTTTCTTCCGCTTCGTCTAAAGAAGTGTAAGATTTAGTGAACTCTCTTTCTTGGGCAATCTTTTGAACATTTAACATAACCTGCATTTGCTTGCGCATTTCGGCTACTTCTGATTCAAGGACTGTTTTCTCCTTAGCTAGTTTCCTGTTTCTCTCATTTAATACGGGAGTTTCTTTTTCCTGAACTTCTAAAAATTCTTGTGCTGTTTTATGAGGTTTTAGCGTTCCATCTTTATATCTTCCTTTAAAAAATTTGCCAGTTCTCCAACCACGATCCCAAGCGTCTTTTTCTGTATCACTTAAATTTTCATAAAAAGCTCTTTCTTCGCTTTTTGTTGATTTTTCAAATAGATTATTGTCTTTTTCAATCTCTTCTTCTTCCATTTCTTTTAGAATTGGATTAGAAGATAAGTTTTTATTTTCCTCAACTTTTGGCTCAAGTTCTTGTGAGTTTAAACCAATATCAATATCTATTTCTTCAGAACGATCAATTACTTGCATATTTCCTCATTAATTTGAATTGCTAAAATGTTGCGGTCAAGAATAATTCTATATTCTTTACCATCTTTGGTTTGATCTTTGCTTAATCTATAACCTTCATAAGATGGAATTAAAATTTTATCACCGATTTTAGGCTTTTTTTTCCATTTTCTATTAGTTCCTTGATCAAAAGCTTTTTCACCAATATCAATAATAGTTGCCAAAGTTTTAGCTCCCTGCATATCATCTCTTGATGAATCGGGTATAATTATTCCACCAGAAGTTTTTTCTTCGACCACATCAGGCAAAATTAAAATTCTATATTCAGGAACACTGTAACCAGAAGTATTAATCATTCAAACCTCCTGCAAAACCTTTTAAAATTTCTTCTAACTCGTTAGGATCTTGTGAATTTAATATATTGGTAATTACATTAATAGCTTCGCAACCACCAAAAACACTTATAGCAATATCATTTTGAAATTTTTCATTTTTTATATAATTGTATGCAACATTATTTAATATATTGATACGTTTCTTTGATAAATAATTTTTAAATTGAATAGTAACTGGGTTTTTAAGCCAATCTTTTAACTCTTGCATTTGTATTTGACTCATAATTTACTCATTATTCTGATTAATATTTGTTTAAAGTTTTAGGTTTAAAACTAAAACTTTTATCAATAGCTTCAGGTTTAATTTCCTTAGCTTGTTGATTTTCTAGCTTTGCTAGCTCTACTGCCGCTTTAAATCTTCTATCTTCTTTGCGGTCTTGCATTTCGTTTTGTCTTGATTCTGCATCAATCATATTATCCAAAACGTCTAATTTTTCTTTAGTTTCTGCCATCTCGGTATCTTTTACTAATTTGCCCGCTTGAGCATAATTGACTAATACCTCTGAATCAGTTTTTGCCGATTCTTTTTGTAGCCTCATTTGCTCTAACTCTAATTCAGCAGATTTAATTTGAACATTTGTTTGTATTTGCATGCGTTTAGTTTCTTCTTGCGCCATTGTTAATTCAACGGCAGGGTCAGGTTGTGGTTGTGGTTGAATAATAAACTTATCAAAATTTTCAACACCCGCTATTTCAAAAACTGTTTTATGCAACAACATTTGATCAACATAAGGTGAGTTAATAAAGCCCATTAAAAATTGTGCTTTTGCAAATTTTTGCATTGAAATCACATTTTCAGGATCTACGACTGGGACAATATCATAACCTTTTAAATCAAAATCTTCCTTAACATTTGGCGATTCATTTAACTTAATATCTAAAATTTCAGAATATTTTTTTTGAGATAAATAAGTTGAATTTATTTCGTAAAATATCTTAACTTCACTTTTTAGTGAGTTATAGATTCTTTTAAAAACGCTTTTAAATTGTTTTTGCCCCTGTTCTGCCATTCCCATATAAGTAGTAGCGGCAATATTTCCAGCATTTTCACCTGTCAATACATCTCTTAAAGAAGCTAATTCTTTACCTGCATTTACTAAAAATTGCATCAAAACAAATAAAGTTTGTGATGGTTCAGCATGTGGCAAAGGAACAATAGAATCACGAATACTTCCGCCATAAGAATCAACCATTTTCCATTCTGATAGCTTAAAGGGTTTCATGCCACCAGAAATATTTAATGTTTTAGCAATAAACCCGCCACCCGTATTTTGTAAAGTCCCAGCATCATTAAGTTGATTAATATTTGAATTAATCGCAGAATTTATGTTATATAACAAATGTCCCAATCCAATCGAGTAAAAAGACCCATCGGGTGACGGAATAAAATTATATGCGGTAAAAAATTTTATAGGTTTAATTTTAATTATTTCTTGTTTTTTATTATACCTAACATCTTTTTCATTAAATCTTTTTACTAACTTTATTAATTTGTTAGTAGCTTTATGAACTACTGCAATATATGGTTCTGGGTATCCATCATTGTCTAAGTCAAAATAATTGTGTTGCTCTAAAAAAATAACCAAACCCGCTGAGGCTTCATCACTTGTTTGTTTTTCGTCGTTAGCATCTAAAGAATTATCAAAAGATGCGCTATCTTGTGCTTTTGCATCAAACTCAAAATCAATGTAATCACCACTACGAATTGACGAAACAACATCTTGTGGATATTTTTCAATGATATGTGTAGTTGGTGCATCAAAAGATGTGGCAAAATCATTAATAATTAACTTGTCGGGATAAATTAAATCTGATTTTATACATTCGTCATTATTATCATAATAATTCTTTTTAAACATTATGCCAAGCGTTGCCAAAGCCATAAACAATGCGTCCATGTCTTTTTCGTAATTTTCTATCTCTTCGTTTAGTTGATAGTTCATTACTGTTGCGACTCTCTGACCGCGTTTAAGCTTAGCACCTACATTTTGAATTGCTGGCAAACCTGTTTCATCTAGTATAGCAATTGATCCATCTTCGTTTCTCATCTCATTACCTTCTAGGTCTTTCATCACCTCGCCATCATCATTGCCAATAACTTTAGCTTTTACGATATTACCATCTTTAAAAATTTCGGTATAACATTTTGCGGAAAAATCAACACAAGCCGTAGAAATTAACGGGAACATTATATTAGATGAACCTTCAAAGGGAAATGAACGCTTATCGCCAATAGCTAAAGTGCATTTGACCAAATCTTGTAATACTTTTTGTTTTTCGCTACGAGATTGTAAATCAGTGTTATATCTAGTTATTACTTCACTTGCAATAAGTGTTTTAGTTTCTTCGGATAATATACTGGCTAGATTGTCAGTTGACAAAATAGTTTGAAAATCAAGTTTTGAATTGTAAGAATCTTTTTGAATTAGCAATTTTTAAATTTGTTTAATGTTTATAATTATCTAATAATTAAATATAATTAAATATATCAAAATATTTGTCAAGCACTTTTTAATAGCCCGTTATTGAATCGCTAATTTTACAAAAAATTTAAACAAACCCCAAGAAATATCTATTATCAGATAATGCCCCATCAACAAAGATAATATCATGACGCAGATACCAATCTTTTCTAAAACAAATAAATTTTCATCGAAGAAAGAAGCTAGATAATAACTGAGTCCAGCCATAAGCAGCGTTAACATAATTAAAGTTAAGTATTGTTGTTGCGTAAATATTTGCCAAATAAACATTTAATACCCCGTGATTGTGTTTCTATTACTTGCATTCATGAACTCTTCCAAAACATACTCGTCTTGATAATCATAATTGTCTTGTTTAAAAGTTTCAAGCCGATGACATGAAGCCGCAAATGTTTGGAAAGCATCTGCTCCGTTTGAGTTAATATCGTGAAGGGGCTGATCCATAAAGCAACCAAGTTTGTCATTAAACTTCTTGCGATATTCTCTTAGCCTTCCAATGCCAATCTCGCATTTCTTAGCGTCAAACCAGCAACGGCTTAATAACGCTCTTGCTTCGTTGATTGAATCCATTTTATTTTGTGCCCTTGTTATTTTCTCAAATCGAAAACCAAATTGTTGAGCAATCTCTAATCCATCCTTGCCATCGTAATAACTACGCTTTGAGATGTCGTGCGGTGCAAAGTGGTAGCCATAATTATAGTCTTTATCTTTTAGAATCTTAAAATAATGGGGCAATGGCTCTTCGCTCATCTCGTAGTAATCAACTAAAGTAAAATCAAAACCTTTTTTTTGGAAAAACCAGATGCAAGT